TAATAGAGTATTTAAAGGAGAACTTTTACCTGGATATGATCCTAATCAATTAGGAGATGTTATAAGTAATCAAGGAAAGGTTGTAACATACGGTGCAGAGGGAACAGTTGAAATGATAAATGAAAAGATACGAGCTCTTAATAAAGCACAAGGAACAAGCGTACCTATGGCTAGATATAAAGATCACGGTGGAGGCTATTCATCAGTTGAAGTACCTTTAATTTTTGCAGACGCTAAATTTGAAACAAAAGGAGGACAAAGAGTTTTAGATGAATCTAAAGCTTGGATAAAACGTAATCCTAAGAATATAAAAAGAGCAGCTAAAACGGCTTTAGTAGGTGATGCTATTTTAGGAGGTGCTGCAACTTATAGATATGCAACTAGAAATGAAGACGAATAGTGCTATATTATAATTGCACTTTTAAAAAAGAATATTATTGGTTATAATGAAATAGTCAATTTAATTTTGTAATATGGATAAAGACCAAATACAACCGATAGATATCGAGATAGATGATATCCTATCACCTGAGCCGGTAAGGGAAGAACCTGCTAAGGAAGAAGCTGTAGAAACAACAGAACCCGCTGCAGATATTGTACCTGCAGATATTGACTCTGAAGAAGAGAAAAAAGAAGTAGAAGGAAAAGTAGAGGAGCCTGTAGCTGAAAAAGAAGAAGTTACAGAGGAGGCTACAGAACCTGCAGAACCTGAAGCTACAACAGAAGAAGGTACTACAGTAGTAGAAGAAATCATTCAAAAATTTGGATATGATGACATTGATGAAGAATTTGAAGACACGACTGAAGGGCTTACTCAGCTCACTCAGGTCTTATCTGAAAAACTTGCGGTAGAGACTTTAGACAGTCTATTTGAAAAATTTCCTACTGTACAACGACATTTAGAGTATGTACAACAAGGAGGTGACCCTAATGAGTTTATGAGGGCTTTTACTCCGGAAGTAGATTACTCTGCTATAGAGATTAAAGAAGACGATACTGCATCGCAGAAAAAAATTCTTACAGAATACTTTATAGCTAGAGGTACTGAAAAAGATTTTATCGGAGATATGCTAGAGTCATATGAAGATAAAGGTACTTTGAAAGATAAAGCAGTTGCTGCGCAAAAAGCACTGTCAGATGCACAAGCTGCACAGAGAGAAGCAACACTTGCACAGCAAAGAGAACAATACATACAGCAGCAAGAAGCAACACAGAAAATGTGGGAGGATATAGGTAATACTATAACCGATGCTACAGACCTGTCTGGTATTCCTATTTCACAAAGAGATAAGAATAAATTTTTTGATTATATATCAAAACCTATAGACTCTTATGGTAACACCCAAAGAGATGCGGATATGCAAAAAGCCGATCTAGATGTAAAGCTAGCAATGGACTTTTTAATGTTTAAAGGTTTTGATCTAAACAAGTTTATTGGGAAGAAAGCAAACACTAAAGCTGCCAAAACCCTAAAAGAAAAATTAGAGAATAATAGTAAGAGAGCCAAGAGCGTAAGAACTGCAAGTAATAGTTCTAATAATAACTTGGAGTCTATCGACCTTGACTTTTCTAATCTAGGAGGCTGATCTCCGACCCTTAAATTGAGAAAAAATGATTAATGGACCAAGAAATGGCGGAGAAAATATTTCCGTCGTACGCACAACTTTCAATGATGCGCAGATGACAGACATGAACAGTCTGGCTAACGCATTCTTGTCAAAACCAACGGAGCTATCTCCAATTGTAACTCACCTCGCAGGTAAAGACGACCTACGATTCCCACTTACTTTCATGTCTGAAGGTGTTGGAAACGTACAGTCTATTGACCGACTTGAGTATGAGTACCGAGTAGCTACTCGTAAACTAATGACCCGACCTGTAGCCGTTACTAACGCTGGTACAAACATCGGTCAAGGAGGAGCTACTTTCGAGCTTACTTTCCCTGACAAGTGGTTTGTTCACCCTTACGTTCTTGTAAACGGAGCTGGAGAGCAGGCACGTATTATGCGTGAGCCTGTACCTTCTTCTACAGGACAGGGATGGGTATACACCCTACAACTTGTAAGCCCTACAGCTGCTACAGTATTGACCGCTGGTTTTACTGCAGGAGATCTTTGGGCTCAATTGTTTGCTCCTGTAGGAGTTGATTTCTCTCGTGGAAATGCTTCTAACTGGCAAGCACCTGGACTTGTTCGTAACAAGCTTACTACTGTACGTAAGTCTTACCACATGTCTGGAAACGCTAAGGACTTTGTAGCCGAGTTCTCTCTACCTAAGAAAGGAGGCGGTACTACTAAGCTTTGGATGGATTATGAAGAGTACCAGCACATGCTTGAGTTTAAAGAAGAGTGTGAGATGATGTACTGGTATGGTCAGCGTACGTATGGTGACGACGGTGTTGTTAACATGCGTGATGAGAATGGACAGCCTGTAGTTGTAGGACCTGGACTTCTTGAGCAGATCATTAACCGTGAGACATACTCTACTCTTACAGAGACTCAGCTTTTGAACATCATTGGTGACCTATTCTACGGAATGACCGATGCTAACCAAAAGCAAGTTACTCTTTACACTGGTACAGGTGGTATGCGTGAGTTTGATGCAGCATTGAAGAACTTCTTCGGAGCTAACACATGGCAAGCAAGTGCAACTACTGAGTTCATCAACGGATCAGGAAGAAATCTTGGACTTACAGGATACTTCAAGCGTTATGAGCACATTGACGGTCATGCTGTTAATGTTGTGAAAATGCCGTTGTTTGATCACGGTCCTGTTGCTCGTGCACGTGCTCTTCATCCAGTAACTGGATATTCTTTAGAGTCTTATCGTATGGTATTTGTTGACCAGTCTAATTATGACGGAAAAGCAAACCTTAAGATGATCTCTAAGAAAGGACGCGAACACCTACGATGGTGTGTACCTGGATCTGTTGTGCCTCGAGGATTCGATGCAAACACTTCTCGTGCATCTGACGTAGATGGTGCTTCTGTACACATGTTGAAGACTGGTGCTGTCTGCTTGAGCAGATTTGATACTAGCCTTGACATCGAGTGCGTAGCATCGTAAGTAAACTGTAGATATTGGGGGAGGAGAGTATATTTCTTCTCCCCTTTATTTACATTCTGAGTGAGTTATTCTTTACACCTCAGAAAACCTAAACTAGAAAGAATTATGACAACAAAAGCAAAAAAGGAAACTGCGCCTAAAGCAGCGGCTGAGAAGGACGTCGATACAACAACTTCAAAAAAATCCACCACTATAAAAGCATCTGTAGACTTTGGGACTAAAAAAATATATGTCCGAAGAAAAGAAGTGGCTAGTCATCTCCCTAAAGAGATCAGAGCAGAAGCTGTAGTTAAACTTTCAAGTGTATTTGTAAACCGTCAACCTTTAAGAGGTTTCACGGATACAGAAACTGAAACTAAATATCTTTCAACTCTTTTGGATGTAGGTCCAGAAGACAGAGAATGGTCTAGATATGTAAGAAGGTTTTGGGCTGAACTTAGAATCCCTGTAGGATTTGCAGGTATGGAGCTTGAAGTGGGAAAAGATCAAGATGGAGAACCTCTTAATCTAATGGATTTTATAAAATATAATTTTGCAAAAAGACATCCTCTTGTAGCAGATAGCATTGAGGAAATGCAAAAAAGTTCTCTTATGAGATTTTATATCCAAGATCCTAACAAGGATGATAAGAAGAAAAACAATTCTGTACAGGTTGCAAAACGTGCAGATAGAGAATTTATAAAAGCATCGGACGATGTGGTTAGAATGAAAAACATTCTACGAGTTTTAAGTAATGTTAAAGTGGATACTTTAGATTCTGAGCAAGTAGAGAATATGCTTTTTGATCTTAAGCAAAAAAGTCCAGCAAAATTCCTTAAATTTGCAACAGATGATAATCTGGACATAAGAGCCGAGATAAGCTCGTTTATAGAATCAGGCGTACTTCATAAAGTAGGTAACGCTATTGTAAATGTAGATGAGACTTTAGGAGAGGACATGGACGATGCTATTAGAGTGCTTAAGAGTCCAAAAAGATCGGGGGTATTGAATACTCTTAGACTTCGACATAAAGAACTTTCAAACTAAGAAAGCGTGAACGTAACTGAAATGCATATCTCCCTGCGCCAAACGGTAGACAGGATAAACTCTCAAAGAGCAGATCAACTGCTATCTGAAGAGATAGATCTTGAATTAAACCGTGCAATGCAAAGGTTTATAAACCAAAGGTATGGGAAGAATAATGTATATCAGGAAGGTTTTGAGGAATCACAAAAGCGTATAGACGAACTTCGTACTTTACTTGTAGAGTATGAAAGTGGTGTAACCTTTAAAGAAATCCTAAAGCCGGACAGCATCTTTGTCGATCAATTTCAATTACCCGCAAATTATATGTACCTGGTAAACCAAAGGTCTAAGATATTTATAGACAACTGTAGAACAATATTTTATGATCCTGTATCTGAGCAAGATATAAACTATTTTACCTTCACTTTTGATGATTTTATAGTGGATGGTAATCAGTTTATAAGTTCTATAGGAATGGAAGATGGCATTACCACCACTCCTATTCCAGTTTGGTCTGCAAGTTCAGAACTTACGACTTCTGGTTATTCTCCAAGTGCATATCCGCAATATATAAATGAGGTCAGAGCTGACTTACTTAATAATCCTCAGCCTGGATTTGAAATATATTGGGAATCTTATGGTCCATTAAGCATACCTAATAACTTTATTGTAATTGTCGACATGGATGGGTCCGGTGGGGTTTTTAACTGGGACGCATCATCTCCTCCTGTAACTAATCTTATATCTCAAGATGCTCTAAACAATACTGTAGCTACTGTACCTCCTAGGTTTGAGGATAGAAGTAACAATTTTGTAAGAGTGCCTAGAGGTAATTATACTGAGGATACAGTTTTGAATAAATTTTCTCAACAGGACGATATATTCAGACTTTTAGATGATCCTTTTAATAGTACCACCCACACTTCTCCACTTACAACTATACGAGGAGGCTTCATAGATATCTATACTAATGCTATATTTATAACGTCAAGTGTAAAAATCACATATCTAAGGAAACCTCAACCTATAAACTTATCTTTGGGCTATAATTGTGAACTACCTGATCATACACATGAAGAGGTAATAGCAATGGCAGCTTCTTCAATTTTAGAAGAATCCTCTGATCCAAGATATAAGACACAGATGGGAGAAGCGATGAACAGAGAATAATTTTTTTATAAATTTTAAA